TGCCAATTCCAACTCGTTCTGATGAATCAATAGTAATAGCAGTTGCATTACTACCATCAACAATTCCGGGGGTACTTGATAATTCTACTGGTATCTTAGTTGTCATTTATATCTCCTAGTAATAAAGCCTGTCATCTACCATAGTTCTTGGGGTAGGATTAATTAAACTTGACTTCATGTGTTTTAATGATTTTTTATAATCTTCTAATGCAAATGCAGCTTGTTGTGGACTTTCTTTAAATTGCCATACATAGTATCTAACTCTAGCTGTAATTACATTACTGTATTGTTCTGGAAAAACTATTTCGTCACCAAAAGCACTTAATGCTGTTGGTCTATTAAAAGCATAAAAATGTATGTTATAAACTTTGTCTGGTATTGGACTTAATCCAAACTTTCTACTGTCTGGGGATTTAAATACATATTTAGGTTCACCATAAGCTTGAGTATTTGCATCATCAGCATTTTCAGAATCTCTTAAAAATCTTCGCCACTCTTCAAGGTTAATATGTTTCAACCCATTAGAAACAAACGGAGCTGTTTCACCTGATACATTTATTGTCGTAATGTAAAAGTCATCCCAATCAATAGATGCAAAGTCTGTAGTTAAACTAGAACTGCCATCTTTTAAAGTATACCATCTTTGTCCAGCTACTGAAGCTACAGTTGTATTTCCATAAAAAGGGTCTGTTGCTCCACTTAATCCTGCAGCAAAGAAAGGTAGTTGTGGTTCTTCATTAGCCACATCAAATATAGATTTATTTATAGAATCTTTTACAAATTGTTGTAAGCCTACAGCACTTGCGAAGTTTGTAGATGTTAAAGGAACTTCGTTTAGTTCTCTTAATATTTCATTAGTTAAATCTAAATAAGTTGTTGCCATTATTTTTTATGAATTTTTTGTATTTTAAAATCTGCTTTTAATGAAGCACCTTTATGTTTAACAAACTTTCCAGTGTGTTTCATAAGCTTGTAACCTTTACCATCTTTCATCCAATGGTAGCCTTTGGGTGCTTCAACTTTCATGTTAACAAGGTTCAGCTTTAGGCATTACTTCTCCACCATGTCCATACATAGTTCTTCCGCCTTTCATCATTTTCTTTTTAGCCGTTCCGCCATACATCATTTTTTTCTTTTTATCTTTATCTTTACCGTACATCATTTTATTATCCTTTTTAATTTTTATAAAAAAGGAGAGGTCCGAAGACCTCCCCAAATTTAGTATTAGTCAATACCATAGAATGCAGAAACTAAAGCTTCGTCTCTTAAGACGTTAGCTCCGTATACATGCAATCCACGAACTATGTCACCAAACGAAGTTGGGTCTCTCAACACTTCTGTTGAAAGAATAGTTTGTGCAGTAGCTGTAGATGAGATATGTCCAGCCAAACATTTACCAGCAGCATTAGATGTTGCAGCAATGTTGTTTGATTTGTACATGTCAAATCCACGAAGTTTACCACTTGATACTAAACCATTTCTAATTGAGCCTTGACCTGCGTTGAAGTCTACAGACAGCAATTTAGAAGATGATTGACCTAGTACTTCATAGAAGTCAGGACTAGCAACGAACCATCTACCTTCTTCAGGTACATTTTGTTCGTCTAATAATCTAGCCATTCTAGCCATTAAGTCTAAAGGGTCAGTCTCAGACGGACCTAAGTCAGCAGCACCAGAGCCATCAAAGACTCCCGCACCTAAATCAGTGTCACTGTCAGCACCTAAAATGTGATTAGGTGAAGAAGCAGAACAACCGGCAAACATTTCTGCTATAACAGCAGCATCGTATGCATCTTTAAGAGCATAAGCGGCTGATGAAGTAGCGACTTCTTTAAAGTTAACATGCGACATATTAGTTTCAATATCATCAACGATGAATTTGAAAGCATTAGCTTGGTCAACTACCAAAGAAAGTTCTTGGTCAGTTAGCATTGTTTGTGACGTGTCAGAATTTCTAGTATACGCTGATACAGAAATTACTGGCTCCTTAATAATCTTTACAGAGTCTCCATATGCTGATATTTCTCCAGCATAGTCAGTGTTAGTAATAGCTTCGACTACCGATGATTTTCTGAAAAAGTTTAAAACCTTTTTAGAATAAATTGAAGGTAGGAAAAAACTATTAGTTTGTCCAGCGACAGAGTTTGCAAAGTTACCATTAGTATCCGTTGAGGGTTCAAAAAATTGAGCCATGGGATATTCTCCTTTGTTTTATAGTTTATTTAATGATTCTGCCTTGTTGCATAGCCTCACTGATTTCACTTTCGTGTTTATCAAATTCAGCCATACTCATTGCAGCAATCTCCTTTTCAGACCATATTTTCTCTTGCGTTGGTTCAACACTTGTTGTTTTAGTTGAAACCATATCCGCAGCAGAACTAGTCTTTTTAGAAGATGACCTTTTTCTTTTTGGAGTATCTAAGCCTATATCCTTTTTAAACAAATCTATAGCTCTACTAGCTAAGTCAGCATCAGTAGCATTCTTGTATATCCAGTCTTGGATAGCTTCAGGTTGCTCTTTTGCCCATTCATGAAAATCATCACTGTTTCTGATATCATCAAAGTCAGGATGGTTTTCTAATAACCTTTTTTCTGATTCTTGTTGTATTAATTGTTCTTCTCTGTCTTGGAGTTTACTAAGGCGTTCTTCTAGAACTTTTGCTTTAGACTCACTTTGTAGATGTGCAACAGTTTCTACAACTTCGAATACATCAGGATATTGATTCTTAAATGCTTCAAGTTCTTCTGGAGTTTTTGGAGCTGTGTATTCAGGTGTTACCTGTCCTAACAGTTCTTCTTCTCTTGACTTAAACTCATTAAGTTTACTATCATAATGTTTTTTTAAATCATCGTAACGTTTTTTGTAATCAGGTTTTTTATAAGGAGTATCACTTTGTTCTACTACTTCTTCCTGTTTAGCCATTTCAATTTCGTCACTTTCGTCAACTTCATTTGATGGCTCTTTAAAAAACATCTCATTACTAGATTTAAAAGGTTTATCTTCACCAGTATGCCAAGCTTTTTTTTGGTTATAAGGATTTGCTTGTTCCTCTTTTAAGACTTCTTCAGTCATTTTCTATCCTCCTAATTGGGGCTTTGTCTACAAGGTAGCTCTATGTCGACTAGAGGGCTTGTTTGTAAAGGTAGCCTTTCGGTTATTATTGTATAATAAAGTGCCTAATATCTTAGGGTAGCTTTATCTTTTAGCTTCTAACGTATGGTCTAGTAGAAAGCATAGACTTTTTAAGTTCTTCATCAACTAAGTCATTTTCCTCTTGCATTGTAGCTTGAGAACCAACCGTTTCTTTAGTAACTCTAATGTCTTGCTTTACTGCCGGTGTTTCCACAGGCATTGGAGTAAGACCAGTCTCTTCTTCTATCATACCACCATTAGCAGCTGTTTGTCTTTCATCTGCTTTAGCTTCAGCTTCTTTCATCATAGACATTAAAGTGTCTGCTCCGATTTCTTCTGTAGCTTTAGCAGTGATAACAAATTCACCGTCAGATAACCTTGCAGGTATACTGTCGGAGACTTCCGAACCCGGTCCTTCTACAGGACCAGACCCTGAAAATTCTTGTGCAACATCCATAACCTTATCAAATAATATACTAAGGTCTGGATTGTTTTCTAATTCGTTCATAAGCATTTCCTCTTCTTCTTCTGAGAGTGCTTGATTTATTATAAAATCTAAATACTTATCTTCCATTACATCATCAGAATCCATTTTAGATTCTTCTGACATCATAGGGTCTTCCATAGGTTTTTCTGGAAGAGGTTCTAATTCTTCTTGCATTTTTTCTGATTCAGTTTTATCAGCTATAGGTTCTTGCATTTCTTCTTCATTATCTAAAGGCATACCTGCCATCATACCACCCATTTGTTTTTGTGTTCTTTCTCTAAGAGCTTCAAAGTCTTTAGCAGTTAATTTACCATCTTTGTCAACATCTAACTTAGCTTGACCACCAACAACATATTTATCTCTATTTAATAAACCACCTTTAGCAAATTGTAAAGGTACTTCATCTAACATTTCATAACCACCTGTATCTGGGTCAAATCTAGGTCCAGCTTCTTCATCAAGTCTTTCATTTCTAGATTTAGCTTTTTTTGTATCAGATGCTCTACCTCTACTTTCTTTAAGAAGTTTATCTTCTTTTAATGCTCTTTCTGCAGAACTTTTTCCTTTTTCTGTTGTTTTTAATGTACGACTTTTTTCCGAAACTCTTGCTATTTCTTTTTGTTTTTTTCCGTATTTTGCTATTTCTTTTAAACCTTCTTTACCATATTTTTTTACAACTGCTTTTGAGCCTTGTAAAAGTAACATATTTAATCCTTGTATTAATGCTGCTGCTGCTAGTGGTGCTGCCATTTTAATTTTCCTCTTTTCTTAATATTGTTTCTTTAACCTGTTGGGGTAGTGTTATCAATCGTGCCAGAGAAGCTACTCTCCCCTGCAACCGGAACATTTCCGATTCCGATGTTGCCACCGCCAGTGCCTGTAACTCCAGTGTCTTGAGGTCCTTGAGGTGTTCCTCCAAGACTTCCCATACCTGCTTGTTGTTGACTATCGGGTTGAGTTTCTTCGCCTGTATTTTGTTGAGCATTTTGCATTCCTATTATTTGTGCCATGATAGCTGCTTCTTCTGGGTCATTTAGAATCTCATCTGGGTCTAAATCT